GATGGATTATTTGGTCGTGTTCCAGTTAACGGGGCGACTGTTATAACTAACTATAGAGTTTCTGCAGGTACAGATGCTGATGGTGTTAACAGATTTAATCTTGTTAGTGATTTAACAACAAGCAATTATGCTCAAAGTATAATAGCATCTGTTGCAACTACAACTAGTCCAAGTTCAAAAAGCTCTAATTCTCAGCCAATTGAATCTATTAGATTTGAAGCTCCACGTTATTTCGCAACACAGCAGAGAGCTGTAACAAACGACGATTATGCTTCTTTGGTTATGAGTAATTTTACTCAAATAGAAGGTGTTAATGTTTATGGTGGAGAATTACTTAATCCTAAACAGTATGGTGCTGTGGCTTTATGTATAAAACCAGCTGGCGGTTTGATTGCTCCAGATTATCTTAAAGCGCAAATAGTTAATTACCTAGCGCCCTTTATTGGATTGCCAAATAGAGTTATTATAACTGACCCTAAGTATATTTATTGTTCTATTGTTTCAACAGTTCAATACGATCCTACAACAACAACGAAATCAATACCTAATTTAAATACATTGATAAATCAAACAATACATAATTTTTCTATTGTTAATTTAGAATTATTTAATAAAGATTTTAGATATAGTAAATTTACAGCAGCTATTGACAATACAGATAACAGTATTACTAGCAATGACACTGAAATTCAAATCGTAAAAAGAATTACGCCTTTGTTGAATTATCCTTCGACATTTGTTATTGAATTTAATAATCCAACTAATCAAGAAAATAGAAACGCATTAATCGGTTATAATGGCGGTAGTCCGTTTTATGATGAGCCAGTAATCACTTCTTCTAGTTTTACTTACGTCGACAGTAATGGCGTTTCTTGGCCAAATTCATATATCCGTGATGATAATTACGGAACGCTTGTTGTATATACCGATGTTAATAACGTGTTTACTATATTAAATCCTTCTATAGGTTCTATAGATTATTCAACAGGTCTTGTGAATATTCGGAATATATTGACTTCTTATTATAATAATTATATTTCATTATACATGTTACCTTCAAACAAAGATATCCTAGTCAATAGAGATAAAATTTTGATCATTGATTTATCTGATGTAACAATCAACGTAATTCCTACTCAAAAGTAATTAAATGAATTTTGAAATAGAAAAAACGATATCGAATTTCGTTGAGTCTCAGTTCCCTCAGTTTTATCTTACTGAGGGTCCGAACTTCGTATTGTTCGTTAAAGCATATTATGAATGGATGGAAACTGAAGGTCAGGCTATTCGTCAGGCTCGTACTCTTATGGATTATCGTGATATTGATAATACCCTAGACGAATTTTTAACTCACTTTCAACAAAAATATCTTTATGGTATTCCTTTTGAAGTAATCGTTAATCCTAGATATTTGCTTAAACATATCCTTGATGTGTACCGTTCAAAAGGCACCATTCAGTGTTATAAGCTTCTATTCAAACTGATTTACAATCAGGACGTAGACGTTTATCTCCCCGGTAACGATATTTTAAAACCATCAGATAATAAATGGAATCAGCCAAAATACGTTGAAATTTCAAACTCTCCAGCAGCTGCTTCATATATCGGTCAAACAGTTATAGGTCTTTCTTCTAACACAATAGCTATAGTAGAAAGCTACGGTCAAGAGCCGATAAATTATAGTATAATTTCTTCTTTGTATCTTTCAAATATACAACCACAGGGCGGCTCGTTTGTAATCGGTGAAAAAATTGTTGTTCAAGGACAACAAACAAATTCTACTGCCATATTAAACGCACCAACTGTTGTTGGTTCTATGGATTCTGTTAATATTATTAACGGTGGTCAAAACTTTAGCTTAGGCGACATTCTTAAAGTTGTACACAAAGATCCTACTACCAATAAAATGGTTTCTAAGGGCGTAAATGGACTTGTTAAAGTAACAGGTATTACAACAACAAGTACACAAGGCGCTTTGACGTTTAATCTAATAAATGGTGGTTTCGGTTATACTGGCAATCCATTAACGTTTGTTTTTAGAGGCGCTAATGATACAACAGGAACTGGCGCTAGTTTTTCCGTAAATGGATTATCATCACTTCAGTATTACACATATAATACAGACCTTATTTTCAATTATGTCGGAACAGCATTAAATGCTTCTCAATTTAATTTTCCTTCTAATCCGACAGGAAATACAAGCTCTACAATAGCTTCTGTATTAAACTACACAAGTGCTAATTTCGGTTCTATTGCTTCTTTAACTAATATACAAACTGGTTTAAATTATACAAATAATGCTTCTATATTTCTTAGATCAGTTTTAACTTCGAATGTTATTCCTGGATCAGCGACGTATAACACTGCTTCTAATAACGTTACATTTAGCACAGCCAATGCTCAATATTATTATAATGCAAATGATACAATCGCTTTGCAATCAAACACTAGTGTTTCTGGGTCTATAGAATATAACATCGTAAAAACTGTTGTCAATAGTTCTGTAATAACCCTTTATGGACCACCAACAAACAATTCAACTTCTTTAGCAGCCGCTAGATTAGCTCCGCCTATTTTTGCTTCAAATTTTGCTCTATATGATTCAGCTGGATTACCCGGTGGAACTGATGCTAACGTAATAAGTTTGTCAACAAGTACTCAAGGAAATTTAGTAAACAGCGTTTCTGCAATTAATTCTGGTAAAGGTTATGTAGATAACGAAAATATTATCATGTACCTAGCAGGCGGTCTTGCTTCTATTAATATTTTAAATGGTGGTAAAAATTATAGTAATGGCGACACTCTAGTATTCACGGGCGGTGGTACTTTCGTAAGTTATGCCAAAGGTATTGTAACGACTGGTTCTTCTGTAGCCCTTACTTTAGATCCTGCATCTACAACAGCTGGAACTTATACCGGCGGCGATTTCGTTTTCCAAAATGCAAGTAGCACATCAAATACAGCTAATGGCTCTATCTTCACGGTAAACTCAACCGTTATGATTGTTAATGTTAACTCCGGTACATTTCAAAGTAATGCTTTAGTATACAGCTTTAATGTTTCAGGTCTACATTCAAACGTTACAAGCTTAGTTTATACGAATGGTATTATTAGCTCTGCTGCTCTTACATCAAATGGTTCTGGTTATGATTCTTCGCCATATATTTCAGTAAAATCATCCAATGGTTCTGGAGCTATTTTATCTGCTAACGTCGCCGCTTATAATTTAACAAGTCAGGTAACAGGGCAGGTTGTAAAAACTGGTATCGGAAAATCGCCCGGATATTGGGAAAGCACGAAAAGCTTTTTGAATTCGGACAAATATATTCAGGATAGTTATTTCTATCAGGATTTTTCTTACGAACTTAAAACAGCTGCAACTCTTGATAAATATAAAAACATATTATATAATACTTTTCACAGCGCTGGTTCTGAATTATTTGGGCAGTTTCAGCTTTCCGAATTGAGTAAATCTAAAGCATCAATTTTATACGAAAATTCTGCACTAGAAATAAATAACGTTGTTGCATATTACCTAACAGCTGACATGTCAGTAATAACGGCAGATAATTCATTAAACACAGCAGACCAGCTATTCGTATCAATTTAAGAGGATAAAACGTGTCAAAACTTACCGTAAATACTGGCTCATCAGCAAACTTTGGAGACGGTACTCCTCTACGTACAGCGTTTCAATACATCAATAGTAATTTTAATGAGCTTTATGCAAACGCATTAATTAGTAACAACGTAACAGTTGGTAATGCTAGTGTTAATGCTACGATGAACTCTACATCATTTTCTGGCACTTCTAATAATTCAATTTATCTTAATGGTATTGCCGCCAATCTTTATGTTAATACAAGCGGATCTTATACGCTTGGTGGTTTATTGACACTCAATTCTAATTTGACTGTTAACGCTGCACTTATTGTTAATAGTGAAATTTTTGCAACAAACGGGCTTTATACAACATCAACTTTTGGTGGTGGCGTTTCATATTTAGACGGTATCGTTCTCGACTATGTTACGGGCATGGGTCGTATAAGTGTTGGTACTGCAGACGGTTTAACAATTTATAATGGTGGCGTTGGCAGTGGCGCTTTAATGTATATTTCAAATACCGGTATTGTTAATGCATCGGCGTTTACGGTAGGTAGTACATTTGTAGCCAACCAAACAACATTAATTGCTAACGGTGCTACAGTTAACTCAACTGGAATTTACGGCGCTGGTCTTATAAATGCTGTTTCAATAAACGTAACGACTGTTAATTCTTTAACAAGTTATTCAACTAATTCGTATAATGTTGGCACTAGTTTTATTGCTAATACAACTGGCATATATTCAACTGGTATTATTTCGGCGGCTAACCTAAACATATCCGGTACAGGCGTTATAACTGGTAATCTTTCTATCTCTGGTAACTTGACTATTTCTGGTAACAGCGTTGTTGTTGGCGCTAACAACCTTGTTGTTCTCGATTCTGTTATTAGTTTACATACACAGGCGAACCTAGCTCCATGGACAACTAACGACGGCCAGAATATTGGTTTATCATTCCATTATTATAATGGAGCGGATTCACAGGCTCTACTAGACTTAGATAACGGCACTGGTCGTTTAATTTGGTGGGCTAATTCTACAGATGCTATTCTTGGTAATCCCTCAGGAACAGCTCTCGGCACGTTCCAAGCTAATACACTTTGGGTTGGTACTAATACAGTTTATACCACTGTTAACAGTACAGCATTTAGCGGAACTGCTAACAATACACTTTATGTTGGTTCAGTAACAGCTGTAAATGTTGTATCAAATGGTCAGCTTTCTGCTAACCTTGCTAACTATCCAAATACAACAAACCTATCAGCTAACTTAGTACTTTATTCTACGCTTGTTGGTTTGAGTTCGAACGTAGCTACGCTTACTTCTAATAACTCTACTAATTTCAATGGACAGCCAGCATCTTATTATACCAATGCTACAAATATCACCTCAGGTACATTGCCTGATGCTCGTTTAAGCCTTAGCGTAGTTAACACTTCTGGTTCATTTACTTTATCTGGCATACACACTTATTCATCAAACCTTGTACTTCAGTCTGGTTTAACTGCAAACGGCGCTGCAGGTGCACCTGGTCAGGTTCTTACAGCAAATGCGACTGGTGGCGTTTACTGGCTTTCACTTGGTTCAGTAACAACCAACGTGGCAGCACAATATGCCTGGACTAACACACAGTCATTCTCTAATACAATTACGTTTAGTGGCAATTTAGTATTTGGCGGAACTATTGCTGCTAACGGCGCTTCAAACGTCGGCACATCTGGATATATTCTTACTTCTGGTGGTGCAGGCGCTAACGTTTATTGGGCTCCTGCGACTCCAGCTACAAACGTCAATGCTACATTTGCTTGGACTAACACACAGTCATTCTCTAATACAATTACATTTACTGGTTCTATTTTAGCGAATACGATCACAGTAAGCGCCAACGTTGTTAACGCTAACGTTCATAATCTTGGTTATGCATCAATTGTTTCTAATACATTTACAGCAGCAACAAACGCTGCTCAAGCTTTGGATACTTTTGCGACTGTAGCTTATAGATCATCAAAATATGATATTACAGTAAACGCTAATGGTCAGTTCTACGAAACGTCTACTATCAATATCGTTCATGACGGCACTAACGTTTACATATCTGAATATGGAATAGTTTCTTCAAACGGAAGTCCTCTTGCTTCATACACGGCAACAATTGCAACTGGAACGCTTACTATCACTGTAACGCCCGTATTAGCAAATACAACCTTTAAATACGTTAAAACAATGGTGAACGTATAATGGGAACTTTACTACAAAACTATAAAAAAGCAATTATCGACGAAATTGTTACTAACATAACATCAAACACTTCTCAATATTATGCTTTTGCGGCTGGACCTGTTCCTTATGTTGGTAACACTCCAGTAATTACTACAGACGATTATAATTCAAAATTCGTAAATGAATGGAACCTTTTGTTTGGTAAAAAATTATCTAACACAAATATACTTCCAATTATTAATTACAATCAATGGGTTGCTAATACTGTTTATAATAGATATGACAATACTGTAGATTTCATATCAACTAATACCAGCTGTTACGCTGTTGTGGCTCCTTTATCAGCTGGCGGCTCTTATTTAATTTACAAATGTATCGATAATGCTAACGGCGCTCCATCAACTATTCCTCCTTCTTTGGTTCAATCTAGTTCTTTTAACCCAGGAGATGGCTATATTTGGAGGTATATTACGTCAATAAGTGCTGCTATCTATTCAAGTTATGCAACATTAACTTATATTCCAGTTTTATCAAACCCTACAATTGTATCAAACGCTTACGATAATAGTGGCGTTGAAGTTATAGTAATGAATAACGGTGGTAATGGTTATATTTCTTATGCTGGCTCTCCTCAAGGCAGTAATTCTGGAACTAATGTTTATGTTCAAGGATATAACACAAACGGAACTGTAATTCAGATCTCAAATAATTCTTCTACTGATGCTAATTTTTATACAAAAAATGGAATATACTTTTATAATTCTGGAAATGCAACAGGTCAACTAAGATACATAACAAATTACGTTTCCAACAGCATTGGTAAATTCGTAACCTTAAATGCGAATATAGATCTTAGCGTTATAACTCCTGGTAATAATGGTACAAGTTATTATATTTCTCCTAGAGTTATTTTTAATAGTGATGCTGATTCTACTTCTGTTCCAGCTGGTTACGCTGTAGTAAACACAACTTCAAATTCTATTTACGGCGTTACAATCGTAAATAATGGAAGTGGCGTTACTTGGTGTAATATTTCTATTGTAAGTAATACAAGTTATGGGTCTGGCGTTTCGGCTTATGCTATAGTACCTCCTCCAGGCGGCCATGGCGCTGATCCTGTAAACGAATTAAATTGTCAGGGGTTTGTAACAGGGTTTTATTTTGCGAACAATGAACTTAACACAATACCTACAGAAGTACAATATAATAAAATTGGAATTATTAAAAACCCATATTCAATGTATGCTAACGGTTCGATAAATTCTAGAACTTCTGCAAATACATTTAATCAGGTTTTGATGGCTACCGTGTCCCCATCAAAAATTTATTCTGTTGGTGATACTATAATAAGTTCGAATACGGGCGCTGTTGGCACGGTTGCATTTTCAAATTCATCAGTTCTTTATTTGACTGGGGATAAATACTTTAATAGTGGCGATACAGTAAGCAACGGATCAGTGTTCACGGTGATCACTATAAATACAATTGGTGACCTTTACGCTAAAAATATTGTTCCTCTGTATATTCAAAACGTTACTAACGTTCAACGTGCAAACAATAGAACAGAATCTTTTAGATTGATTATTCAGATTTAATTAGGAAATAAAAATGCCATTAAATACTAACTTAGATGTTGCGCCATTTTTTGACGACTATGATGCGAACAACGAATACTATCGCATTTTGTTTAGACCTGGTGTAGCGGTTCAAGCACGTGAACTGACTCAAGTACAAAGTATTTTACAGAATCAGGTTGAAAGTTTTGGTAATTGGGCGTTCAAAAACGGTGATATTGTTAGCGGATGCTCTATCATTGACTTGCCTCAAATTTCTTATGTTCGTTTGGATGATAAGCAATCAAATGGCGCTACAGTTTCTGTTGCAAACCTTGTAAACACATATGTCGTTTCTTCTTCTTCAAATTTAGTAGCAAAAGTTTTTGTTTCAAACAGTGGCGTTTCGAGCGTATATCCATACACAAACATCATATATGTTTTATACAATGGAACGGGAAATAATGGTGGAAATAATATTGGGTCGAATACAATATCATTTTCTGCTAACGATAAATTAAGTTTTTATTCTAGCAATGTTATCAATCAAGCTTCTGTTTCTACAGTAAATTCGACAGCTGTCTATTATTCAAATGGCTCTATAGCTGCTTTGCCAATTGCTGTTATTAATACGTATTCTAATTCTGCTGGTCAGATCACTTCTGGAAACGCCCACGGTATTTCAGTTACTGACGGCGTTGTTTTCATTAACGGTACATTCGTAAAGGTATTAAACCCAACTTATGGTATCGTGAATGCTTATGGAACATATGCCGCCAATAACGTTGTTGGTTTCCAGCTTATTGAACAAGTTGTAAACGAAAATCAAGATTCATCGTTGCTTGATAATTCTCTTGGTTATCCAAACGTGAACGCTCCAGGCGCTTGGCGTATGAAGCTTATCCCAACGCTTGTTTCTTTAGATCCAGGAATTGCTGCAAACACTATAGGATTTAATCCAATTGCAACATTTAGCTACGGAGGCTTGACCACAAAACAAGTCGCTGGTGCTAATGTTTATTCTATTGTAGGCGACGCAATTGCTCAACGTATTTACGAAGAAGCTGGCAATTACGTTGTAAACCCATTTATAGTTGATACTATAACCGGTTTGACTGGTAACTCTATCGTGAGCAGCCTTTCAGCAAATCAGGTTTTGGCTCGAGTAAATCCAGGCGTAGGTTATGCTCAGGGTTCACGTGTAGAATTATTGAAAACTGCTTATGTAAATATGCGCCGTGGTGTTGACACGACTTCTTATAAACAACAGCAGATCACGTTTAGTTATGGTGGGTATTTCGTACTAAACGAAGTTGCTGGCATATTTCCATTCAATACCGCTCAAACAGTAAACCTTTATGATACTCCTCAACAAGCGATTACAAATAAATTTACTACATTTAGCGCACCGAAAGGTAATTTGATTGGTACAGCCACAATAAGGAATTTTTCTTATTCATCTGGTGCGCCTGGATCAAATGCGGCGCAGTATTACTTACACGTTTATAATTTTAATTTGGTCAGTGGTTTCCAAATCAACCAAGTAAAATCAGTTGTATATGCCAACGGAACTGGAGGTATGGGCGATCTATACCTTACCGGTATTCAGGGTTCTGCAGGTATGGGACAATTTTATTCTTTCGGATTGTCTGGTATAAAATCACTTCGTGATTCTTCAAATAATAACAATACTCAATACATTTACCGCACTAACTCTACTTCACAAATAAACTCAGGCAATGTTGTTGTAACTATTTCAGGATCTTCTACAGGTGGAACTGATATTCTTCCTTACGGCGTTGGCGCATTAGCTCCATTTGATGCTTTAACGACTATACTTGTAGCGACAGCAAACGTTGATACGGTCGCTTTAGGTGGCGGACTTGGATATGCTAACGTTGATATTTCATCAACCACAACAACAGTAACTGGTCACGGAAATACTAATTTCTTAACCGACTTCACTATTGGCGATAATATTAAAGTTAATAGCATAGTAAGAACAGTAACTGCGATAACGAATTCTTCTTCGTTGACTGTTGATTCGACTTGGGGATCAAATACAACTGGTTTAGCTTATTACAAATCATTTATAAATGGAAAAGTGATAAATTTTTCTGCTTTCGGTAATATCAACGTAACAAATTCTACTTCGTTTACGATCGTTACTGGAGCAAATAATTTATCTGGTTCTTTAAATGTTAACGTATTTTATGATGTTTTACGTCAAAGCAGTGTCACGCCTGCAACAAAAGTTATCAACAAGAATCAGTTTGTTCGTTTGTATGTTGGTAACAACGCCGCTGGACCAAACGGACCTTGGTGTTTAGGTTTCTCTGATATTCAAAAAATATCAGCTGTTTATGGATCACCAAATACAACTTTTGCAAATTCAAGCGGTATCACAGCTGTAGACATAACAAAACAGTTTACGTATGACACAGGCCAAAAAGACACTCATTACGGTACAGGATATTTGTATCCTCAGAATAATTTTAATTCTACAAATTACCCCTACCTATTAGTTCAGCTTGATTATTTTAGTGTAAATACAAGTCCCGGCGTTGGTTTCTTCACTATAGAATCATATCCTATAGATGACGCGAATACATCAAATACAACAGCTATCACAACAAAAGATATTCCTTTATATATCGACGAAAACGGTATTAAAAGATGGCTTCGAGATTATGTTGACTTTAGAACACCTTCAACCCCTACTTCTAATAACGTTGGCACTTATTCAGCGATTGTAGCTAACGTAGCTCAAGCGATTACATATTCAACGATAAATCCTTCTTCTAATGTGTCGTTTAACGTTCCAGGCGGCACTGGTTTAAATTCTCCTTCATACGGTAGAAATTTCCAAGCAGATTTTACAACATATTTGCCAAGAAAAGATCTTGTAATTATCACTCCTGATAATACTATTAAAGTTATTGAAGGTCAATCAAGACTTTCTCCACAACAGCCTTTATTCCCAGATAACGCTATGTCTCTAGCGGTTATCAATGTTCCTGCATACCCTTCACTATCAACAGACCAAGTTGATTCTGATCAGGCTATCAATTCTCTTTCGATAAATTTAATTCGTGATACTTCTACTGCTATTTCTATAAGCCTTGTAACGAACCGTCGTTATAGCATGCAGGATATTGGCAAATTAGATAGTCGTATTTCTAACCTAGAATATTATACCCAGCTTTCTTTGTTGCAACAACAAGCAACGAATATGACTGTCACAGATGCTAATGGTTTAAATCGTTTTAAAAATGGTATTTTCGTAGATTCTTTTAATGATTTTACTCTTTCTGATGTTTCAAATCCAGAATATGGAATTGGTATAGATTCTAAAAAAGGTATAGCCCGTCCTAGATTCGTATCTGAAGCTTTCCGTTTAGAGTTTAATTCTGGTACTTCTACAAACGTTCAAAAAACAGGTCGTGTTTTAACGTTGCCGTATACAGTTTCTAATGGTTATATCAACCAACCTTATGCGACTAAATATCGTTCATCAGCGCATGTCGCCTCGCACTGGTCTGGATACCTACAACTTATTCCTTGTTACAATAATAACATCGATCAAAATCAAACTGCTTCTGTAGGAACAACTATTAATAATGCTACACCATGGCAACAGTTCGCTAATTCTCCATTTGGTCAGGTATGGGGCGGTTGGCAAACTTCAACAAATACAGTAAGTTCCACCGTTACAACCGGCACTCAATCTACTTTCAATGTTGAACTTGGTTATCAGGGCGGTCTTAATTTCGCCGCTTATGGCAGTCTTCCTGGAGGCGCTCAACAAGCACTTGCTGAAGCTGTTGCTAAGTATCAGGCTCAAGGGTTTACTATTGGCGGTACGTCAACAACCTTTACTGCTAATCATGGTAACGCCGGTAGCAACGCTTCTATAACACAAATAAGTTAATTGGAGATTATAATTTGACACAAGTTAGCACAACAACAACAGTTGAGACCACTACAGCAGTTGACCAAGGTACACAGTTAGTTGTTGGTACGCAATCGAATACAGTAACGATAGGCAATTACGTAACAGACGTTACTGTAAATCCGTATATTGCACCTCAAATTATTTCTTTTATTAGCTCTGCTATGAGACCAAATCAAAGAGTTCACGCTTTTTTTGATTCGGTATTAGTTGATTCTTATTGCGCTCCTGGCACACTTTCTTCTGGTGATACTGCTAACTGGCAGACTGTTAGTAGATCAGCAAATTGGGGAACTGCACTATATACTGATAATTCTGGTGTTATTTGTGGTCAATTTAATGTTCCAGCTACAACTTTCAAAACAGGCGATAGAGTATTCGAACTTGCCGACGTTGATAACATTGCTCAGGGTAATGATGCTATTACAACGCAATCAACAGCTAATTTTACAGCTTCAAATATAACAGTAACTAAACAGGCTCAAACTTTAACAACAGTAAATCCTGTTATATCTTATGCTGCTATATCAAATACGATTATAACTACGAACACTCAGGTAAGCACTTTAACTTTACCGGACATTGTTAATATTGATGCCGAATACGAGCCTATTGCTCAAGGGTTGTCGATTAATACGCCAAACAACGAAGCTGGCGTTTTTGCTACTTCTATTACTTTATTTTTCAAACAAAAACCTAATTTGTTTTCCATGCATGGCATAAAAGTTTATATTTGCGAAACAAATAATGGTTATCCAGATGGCAATAAAGTACTTCCATTTTCTTCAGTTCATCTACCCGTTTCTTCAGTAAACACTAGTGATGATTCTTCTGTTGGTACTGATTTCGTTTTCGAATCTCCAGTGTTTCTTGCCAACGGTTTAGAATATGCATTCATTGTAAAACCGGACAATAACGATCCAGATTATTTCGTATTCAGTGCCAATCTTGGCGACGTAGATCTTCTAACTGGCAATCAAATGTTTAGTCAGCCAGTTATTGGTACGGCGTTTTATGGTGCTACAACAACGGAATGGACTGCTCTTCAAACTGAATATTTAAAATTTCGTTTGAACATTGCTAATTTTTCTTCATTTTCTGGTGATGTATATTTCAACAATGGAGATAATGATTACCTAACTCCTTATAATTTAATCTATACAAACACTAGCGTATCAATATTACATGGCGATTATGTATTTCAATCTACAAATTCAACAGTAACAACTGTCGACACAACAAAACATGCTATTGTGAAATATTACGATTCTGCAAAAGGTGTATTATATACCGAAACTTCTACTGGAAATTTTTCAGCTAATAGTTATCTACAAGTTCATCGTTTTGCTAACGATTCTGTATACGCTTCACCTGGTCCAAATACTTCTACAATTATTGCTTGGGCTAACACAGGTTCTTTTTATAATTTCATAATCGATTCTATAGTTCCTCAGTTCGCTACCATAGCACCAGCTGGAACAACACTATCTTACGATTTCAAAGGAACAAGTAACGGATATACAGCTGATACAAATTCTTTGACGATAGTGTCAGGAACCGAAACTGAATTTTTTGATAAAGAACGTATTATTTTTTCTAAGTCTATAGAAGGAACATACATGGGCGGTGCTAAATCGGCTAATGCTCATATTAAGATGACTTCTGATAGTATTTTACTTTCTCCTGTGATTGACTTGGTTAGATCTAATGGTCTTGCTATAGGTAATCAGGTCGACAAAGTTTCAGATATATACAATGAATACTATACAAACGGCGGTTCTAAGTCAAAATACATTTCTCAAATTGTAACTTTGGCTCAGGGTCAAGATGCTCAGGATTTTCAAGTATCTATAACAGCACATCGCCCACCAAACTCAGATATTAAGATATATGTTAAATTTTTAAATGGTCAGGATGGCGATCCTATATCAGCGAAAACTTGGACTCCTTTACTTAATAATGGATTCAATCTTTATTCTAATCCATCAAATCCAAGTGATACTAACGCGTTCACTTATACAACGTATCCATATTACCCAATGCAATCTACAAATGGCACTATAACTGTCGCCAATACTTCAAACACAATTACCGGTTATAGCACAAAGTTTGGTCAATCGGGCGATATTCAAGTTGGCATGTGGTTAAACATGGTTGCTAATAGCACCTTCAGCGAACAATCTAGACAAGTTACGTCCATTACAAGTAACACTTCTTTGACTATTAATACGCCATTCAATGGTAATTATACAACAAATGCTGTGTTTATTGCCGTACCTCCAACGACAGCTTGGGCTTCAGCTAATACTATTACTCAGCTAGCAGCACCTAATGGTATGTTTCAAAACACTATCAATGGTTCTGCTATTACAACAGTAACAGCAAATACTACTTCTAATATTATCACTGGTTCAAATAGTAATTTTACTGCATTGCTTCCAGGCCAGATATTAGGTATTGGTGGTTACTATCAGGCTATCGTTTCTATTGCTAACTCAACGCAGCTTACTGTAGGAACTCCTTGGGTTTCTAATTTTACTGCTGCTAATGGATATATTGTGGCTAAAAATGGTTTAACTTATTTAAATAGTAATAACAATTTATTTACGACATTTAAACAGTTTCAAATTAAAATGGTATTACAGTCTAACGATTCTTCTAAAATACCTCTTGTAAATGATATAACAGCCATGGCATTGCAGTTGTAAAATGAGTGATAAATATATACAAACAAACGTGCAAGGGTTGGTTATTGATCAAAGTTCTGGAGCAGTGTTGAATGTGGATAATGGAGCTCTTGATGCTTACCGCCGCCAAAAAGCGGTTCTTGAATCTGCCAAATCCACAACACAAAGAATAGAAACTTTAGAAAATGACATTGGCGATATTAAAAATATGTTACAACAGCTGTTAAAGAGATAAGAATGACATATAGCGTAGCAAACGTAGCAGTTACAAACACTTTCGATTATTGGAGAGGTCAGACTAACTATCTGGCCTATGCGATGTCAACGTATGCTGTTACAACTAATGGCGGTTCAACTCCTGTAGGCAACGCCGCTATCACTGGAGCTTTTTCTTATGGTGGTGGTCAAATTTGGCAGTCTAACACAGTAACCACAGGCACTTCTAGCCAAGTTATTGATTCTTTTTCACTTTCAAATTACAGAACAGCTGAATATATTATATCATACAACGACAATAATGCAAATAGTCATTACTCAAGTAAAATTTTATTAACTCATGATAACGGAAACGTTTACTTAACTGAATATGCTGTTATTCAATCTAATACTGTTGCTAGTGTAGGAGTTTTTACTGCTGCTGTTTTTTCCGGAAATGCAACACTTTTATTTACTCCTGCTTCTTCTAACACTACAGTAAATTTTAATAGAATAATTGTGACGGTATAAAATGGCAACAAAAGCTAACATAAACGTTGACCAAGGAACAACCTTCAATACTGTAATTTCATTAACAGACGATAGCGGCAATCCTTTAGACCTTACTGGATATACCGCTAACGCTTCTATAAGAACATCTTATGCTGCTGTAAACTCTACAAGTTTTTCTACATCACTTTCTAATGGTCAGGTTATTTTATCATTAGATGCTAATACAACAAGCTCTTTAAAAAGATCGAGATACCTTTACGACGTTATTTTAACAGACATTCATAGTAATGTTACACGTGTCGTAGAAGGCGTATTATATGTAGACCCAGCCGTAACAACGTCGGCTATTATACCAACATATTACACAATGGTTGTTGCTAATGTTCAGCAAAAAATTCTAACTGGCGATACGGTTTACCAGTCTAACGGAACAGCTAATTTGACAGCTGTTGTTTACGAAACAGATGGACCTCCATTACTAGGGTATGCGTATTCTAACACTTTAAACACTTACGCCAACTCTACTTCTAACGTTATGATTGTAAAGGTTATGAATCCAACAGGAGCATTCGCACCTACTGGAAGTACTAACTTTATTTTGTATGATGCTAATACTAATGCGAACGGTATTATCATGAGCGTAACCCAAACCGTAACACAAATGCTAACGGAATAACAATGGCAATAAATGCTTCAATAAAATCTCCGAGGCTAATTGTTGCAAACTCAAGTTCGCTAGTATCTTCGCAATCACAGCCACCTATTGATTTAAAAAATAATGGGCCATCAGTCAGCCAGCAATATTTGTCACACTTACTTGATGTGTCTATAACAACTCCAACCGACGGGCAAGTACTTACATATAATGCAAGTACAGGAAAATATGATTTGACTACAGTTACTGCAAACGTAAGCGGGACAACATTAGATGGTGGTAGTTTTTAAAAATAATAAATAATAATAAAAAGGAATTACCATGGCGAATAACATAATTCAGATTAAAAGAAGCCCTAGCACAGCACAGCCAGTGTCACTTAATGCTGGCGAATTGGCATATTCTAATGCTGTCGGCGGATCTGGTGTTCTCTATATTGGTGATACTACTGGAACTCAGGTTGTTCCGATTGGTGGCGTAAGAAATCCTGGTACGCTTACAGCTAACCAAGCTTTGGTTGCTAACTCTACTTCTGGTATCAATAAAGTATATACTTCTAACCTGCAGGTAAACTATATCGAAGCAAACGGTGCTGGTAATACAGGCACGGCTGGTTATATATTGTTCTCTGGCGGTGCGGCTTCTAATGCTTATTGGGCTTCTACTGGTAGTTTAAGTATCAACGTAGCAGCGCAATATGCTTGGACAAACACTCATTCTTTCAGCAATACTGTAACATTTAACGGACCTATTGTTGTTGCTAGTACACTTGCTGCTAATGGCACAACTAATGTTGGTTCTGCTGGTTACATACTTCTTTCTGGTGGCGCTGGCGCTAACGTTTACTGGGCTGCTCCAGGCACTTTGTCTATCAATACAGCTGCTCAATTTACATGGACTAACACTCAAACATTCAGCAACACTATAACTTTTAGTGGCGCTATCCTAGCTAATACAATAAACGCTGTTTCATACACCGCTGGTGTATATGGTTCTGCTGTAACTGGTTTAGTTGCAAACTCTTCAACAATCGCTCTTGGTAACGCTACCATAAATGCTACAATGGTAGCGAACGCTACTACTGTCTATTTTACAGGTACTGCTTATAATGCAAATAACGCTACAAATCTTGGTGGTGTAGCAGCTGCTTCTTATCAGTTAAACAGCACATTAAATGCTAACATTGCTTCTTATCTACCCGCATATACTGGCGTAGTAAATGCTTCTTCATTTACTGTTGGTACATTTGGATCTGCTACTGGTGGATCTATATCTAACGGCACAACTATTGCGAT